TTGCACTTGCACGTAGTAAAGACATCATAGCACAGTTTGACATCAACATGATCCCAAAGAAGTGGGACCTAGACAAGTTCATGTACTATGTAGAGGGTACAGGTATAGCTTGGGTTGACTACAACAAAGAAGGTATACAACTGTCACCACAGCACCAGTCGGTGCTAGACATGTCTATTAAGACCGTAGGACAGTATATACAGCTCCTAGAATCAATCTTCTCAGAGTGGGAGAGGATATCGGGGGTAAACAGACAAAGACAAGGTATGGTAGGCCCCTATGAGGGCAAAGCATCTTCACAGCAAGCCATCATGCAATCGTCACACATTACAGAAGACTTGTTCCGTAAGTTCAATAGATTTGAGCAACGTGAAATGCAAGGTCTACTTGACTACTCTAAAGAAGCTTGGGTAAGCGGAAAGAAAGCTATGTATGTGATGCCAGACAACCAGATCGATATGTTCGACCTTGAGGCAGAAGATCACATGGAAAGTGAGTATGGCATCTTTGTATCTGATGCAGGAAGAGACCTTGAGAAGCTAGACCAAGCTAAACAGTTGTCACAAGCAATGATTCAGAACGGTATGAAGACTTCAGATGTACTCAACTTGTTTGACACTGAAAACTTCACAGGCATCAAAGCTAAGATTAAAGCAGCTGAGAAGTCTAGAGAGCAACTGGAGCAACAGCAACAACAAGCTCAACAGCAACAACAACAGCAAGAGCTACAGCTTAAACAGCAAGCATTGCAACAAGATCAGCTGGAGAAAGACAAAGACAGGCAGGTACAAATTGAAACAGCTCTCATCCAAGCAGAAGCACAGGATACTACAGGTAAACTGAATCTAGACCTCGAGAAGATGTTGAAGCAACATGAAGTAAAGCAGCGTGAACTCTCTATAAAGGAGAAAGAACTAGATAGAAAGAATGAATCTCAATAATAAAGAAAGACGGGAGCTCTTAGACAGAGCGAGGGCTTCGG